CAAGGAGACCCGGCCGAAACCGCCTTTAAGGTGGAGCTGTCCGAAGTAGGCACCACCACGGGCGGCCATACTACCCCCGCGAAGCATCATCGATACTGCTTCAATGGCCTGGTGCGCTCGGCGCGTATTACCTTAGGCACCGGCGACGATGTGGTCAAAGTGTCCGTGGCTATCCCGGTCACCGGCGACATCCTGGAAGGCGCCAAGGCGAACTCCGCGGCTTAACCATTAGCGGCCCATCCCGCGCCGGCGGGCCCGCCGGTTTTTTCCATGCAACCATAAAAGAGACCTACCATGTCCCTCAAGAACATTACCCTCGGCCACACCGCCTCCCTGCACCTGCGCCATCCCGGCACCGACGCCCTGCTCTATTGCGACGACAAATCGCCCATGACCATCGATCTGGTGGGTGAGCACAGCGAGGAGTACAAGGCGGTCACCCGCCGCTGGCAAAATGAAACCCTGCGCCGGCCCGGCCGCAAGCTCAGCGCCGAACAGATTGACGAGCGGTCCCTGGACCTGCTGGTGGCCGTCACCAAGGGCTGGCACCTGCAATGGGACGACGGCATGCTGCCCTTCTCGCCGCCGCAGGCGCGAGAGCTATACGGCGACCGCGAGCATGGCTGGATCAAGTCCCAGGTGGAATCCTATGTCTTTGAGCAGAGCAACTTCCTGGGGGAGTCGTAGAGGGGCTGATGCTATGGGCGCAGCATCACGCCTGGTTGACGGCGCCGCGCGAGCGCCAGGCGCCCAAGGGCGGCGGCGAGGCGCCGCCTGCTACCAGCCGCGCCACGGAGTGGGAAATCGACCTGGCGTCGGCGGCTATGCCGCCTTTGGTGGGCGGTGACTGGCTCCTGGGCTGGCTGTTCGAGGCGGGGCCCCTGGCCAGTGACGGCATGGGCGCCCGCGGCCTATCCTGGCCCGAGCTGGCGGCCTGGGAAGCCTGTACCCGGCCCTTGGCTACCCCCTGGGAGCTGGCCGTCGTGCATCGCCTGAGCGCGACCTACGCCAACGCCTGGCACGCTGCCAGCAAGCCAGACTGCAAGGCATTCTGGATGAACGAGGAGCTAGCCCAAGCCAATGCCGGCCGCAGTGACGCCGTCGGGCAGCAACTGAAGTCGGTCCTCAGCGCCCTGGCCAAGCGCGGCACCCCTAAGCCCAAACCCCCCGCATAGCGAGCACGCCCATGGCCGGACTGTCTGATCTCCGCATCCGCATCACCGCCGACGGTGCCCAAGCCACCCGCGCCATGCAGCAAGTCGGCACCGGCATGGGGCGGTTGCGGGAGGAGTCCACCCGCACCGAGCGGGCCATGCTTGCCTTGCGCGGGGCCTTCACCGGCTTCGCCGCCCAAGTCGCTGGCGCCCTGGGGCTGGCCAGCATCGCCCGCAGCTTCGTCACCACCGCCGTGGAGATGGACAAGCTCAACCGCGGTCTGGTCGCCATCACCGGCTCTAGCAAGGCGGCCGCTGCCGAGATGGCCTACATCACCGCCACGGCCAATAAGATGGGCCTCCGGGTGAAGGATGCGGCCGGTGCCTATCTCGGCTTATCCGCCGCGGCCAAGGGCACCGCCCTGGAGGGCCAGGCCGCCAAGGATATTTTCGAGGCGATCTCGCTGACTATGGGCAAGCTGGGCAAATCCTCCACCGAAACAAAAGGGGCATTGTTCGGCCTGGAACAACTGCTTGGGCAAACCACGGCCAATTTGGAAGATCTCCGGCAAATCACAGACCGCATCCCAGGCGGCATGCGCTTGGCCGCCGATGGCATGGGCATGACGGTCGGCGTCATGAAAAAGATGATTTCGGATGGCGAGATTCTGGTTGCCGACATCGTGCCAGGGTTGACCCGCGAGCTGAAAAAGATGGCTGACGATGGCACCCGCATCGGCGGCCTGCAAGCAACCTGGAATCGCCTGATGAACGCCATTGACTCGGTTTATCTGGCGCTGGATAAGCTGTTGGGCCTGACGCCAAAATTGCAGACGTTTCTGGACAAAGTGGGCCGGGGATTAGCCGTGGCCGCCAATGTTATCGAAGGCAAGGGATTCCAGGTTTTTGAGAGCGACACGGAGCGCTACAACTTTCTCGTCACCGAGCGCCTGCGGCTGATGGAAAAACTCGCCGCCGCTGAAAAGCGCTTGGTAGATCGCACCGGCATGAACGGCCTATTAGAATGGGCGGGCGTAGGCGTCGAACAGACCAAGATGCAAATAGCCGGCCTGAAGGGTGACCTCAATGAGGTCGAACAGGCCATTATCGCCCTGGATGAAGCCAATCTGGCCGGCGTCTTCGAGTCCGCCACCCCTGCCGCCAACAAACTGAAGGAATCGGCGCAAGACCTGGGTGAGGTCCTGGAAGGCGAGGCCAAGGTGGTCCGCGATCTCGAAAACGCCTATGGCCTTTATGCCGGCCAGCTTGATGCCGTGTGGTTTCTGGAATCCAGCCGTGGCAAAAGGGTGGGGGTGGATTCGGTCGAGATCAAAAAGGGCTATATCCAGCAGAAAGAGACGTTAGTGGAAATTCGCGGCGAATTCCAAATGATGACGGAGACGGCGCAACGACTTGGCGCCAACATGGCCACATTTAACGGCCAGGCTGAAGGGGCAGCAAAATACCTCAAGCAAGCCAAAGACGCTGGCATGGACCTGTTTGGCCAGTTCGCCTACTACCACAGTGGGACCATGAACCCGGACAAGTGGAAAAAGACGACGCTCGATTATGCCGCGGCCGCCGTGAAAATGGTGGAATCGCACAACAAGGCTTTGGGCGATCTGGGCTCCAGCACCGCCCGCGCCATGCAGGAATCCCAGGATGATGCCTCCCGCGCCCTGCAACAACTTGCCGGCGATGTGCAGCAGTTGGAAGACCGCTACCTGCCCGCCGAGGCAGCCGCCCGCCGCTTTGCCGAGGCGCAGCTTATCCTGGCCCAGGCCGTCGAGAAAGGATGGACCAGCCAGGAGAAAGCCACCGCCATCCTTGCCGCCATGAAGGCAGAGATGGTCGATACCGGCGAGAAGGCTACCAAGGAGGCAGGCGCTTTCGCCAAAGCCTGGGAAAGGGCCGTGGAAAGGGTGGACGACATGTTCGCCGATATGTGGAAGTCCCTCATCACTGGCAGCGGCAACGCCTTCGACAAAGTGAAGGACATGCTTCTCAACTGGCTGGCCGAAATGGCCCACGCCTTGCTCACGCGCCCCCTGACGGTCGCCATCTCTACCGCCATGCTACCGGGTGGCGCCAGCGCCCAGGGCGCCGCTGGCAGCCTGCTAGGCGGCGGCGGGGGCGGCATTGGCGGCATGATGCAGACCCTCGGCAGCCTGGGTAAGGGCATCCAGTCCATCTTCTCGGGCGCGGCCTTTACCGGCATCATGGGCGGCTGGACCGAGGCGGTCGGCGCCATGGCCGGCGCCGGGGGCGGCATCACGGGCTACTTTGGCGCCATGGGCGGCAACCTCGCCGCCGCTGGCAGCATGGCTTCGGGGGGCCAGTTCGCCGCCGCTATCGGCATGGCCGCGCCCTATATCCTCCCGGCCATCGCCGTCATTGGCGCCGCCGCCGCCATCCTCAAAAAGTCCGAAACAAAGCCCCGTGCCGCCTGGGACGTGGGCCCGATGCGCGCCTGGGAGGATAACGTCTATTCCACCTCCAAGGGCTTGGGCGTGAGCTTCGGCTTCGGTGGCAAATCCCACAAAGTGGACGCCAACGAATACAAGGATGCCTTCGACGCCATGGCGGACATGGCCGACGCCCTGGCCGAATTTTATGGCCGGGCAGTAGCCGATCAGGTCCGCGACATGATCAACAACAACGTGCATGTCGATGGCGGCAAGGGCTTGCGCTGGAACAACAGCACCTTCGATTTCGACACGGCGTTTGATGTCATCTTTACGGAAATCCTGAATTTTGGCGCCCGGACCGGCGACGTGATGGCCGCCGCCCTGCGCGATGAGGCGGGCGACCTCGCCGCCGATGCCGAGAAAGCCGCCGAACAGATCGGCAACGCCATGAATGCCGTCCTGGCCTACAAGGAAGTGTCCGAGTCCTGGGACACGCCTATCGGCGAACTACTGGGCGTCACCGGCGATCTGGGCGCCGATATTAAGCTCTTGCGCGGCTATGTCACGGAGTTTGGCAACGCCAGCGAAGCCAGCGGCGAGACCATCGCCCGCCTGCTCGCCACGGCGCAGCAGGTGGAACTGGCCGCCAGACTGACAGCCACCTCGCTGGAAGGACTGAGCGGCCAGCAAGTGCTCGAATTCGGCGACGAGCTGGCGCAAGCCTTCGGCGGGCTGGAGAAGCTGACCGCCGCCCAGTCTTTCTATTACGATCAGTTTTTCTCGGCACAAGAGAAAGTCAACCGCCTGATGGGCGAGGCCATCGACTCCATCAACAGCAAGTTGCCTAAGCTGCGTGATGAGATTCTGGCGCTTGGCCAGGACATTACCACCACCGTCAGGACCCTGGCGACGGAGGCCGTCGCGGCGACCACCGAAGCCGTGCAGGGGGCCGCCGATCTTAGCCGTGAGGCTATTGATGCGGCCCTCAAAGGCGACTTCTCCGGCGATGTCGCCAGCGGAGCGGGTGGCGAAACCATCGGTCTGTACAAGCTGATGCAAAAGGATAAGGAGGCCACGGACGCCTGGATGCGCAGCATGAAAGAGGGCAGGCAGGTCTGGGAGGATTATGTCGCCTCGCTCACAGACGGGGTGGATAAGGTCACTGAATCTGCGCAAACCCCGGCCCAGTCCCAGGTCGAGACCATCACCACGTCCGTCGCCGCTGGCGATCCCAACGCCGCCATCTATGCTGCCCTCATTGCCGGCATCCCGCCCACGCGGGACGCCTTCACCGATTTGATGGGCGCCATTGATCTGACCAGCGAAGCGGGCAAAAAGCTCTACGCCGGCTTGTTGGAACTGGCGCCACAATTTGATTTGCTGTACGACGCCGCCGAGGCTTTTCAAGGCTGGCTTGATCCGGCCAGTAATGCCGTGGCGTCGCTGGACCGCCTTAAGGATGTCTTTGCCGATCTGGGCCTGGAGATGCCAAAGACCGGCGCCGCCCTGCTGGCCCTTTACGAAAGCGGCAAGTTGACGACGGAACAAATGGCCATGCTCGGCGCCAGCCTAGAGGATATGAAAGCCATCTATGACCCGATGATCGCCAAGGAGCGCGATCTGGCTAAGGCCCGCCAAGACCTGGCCCTGATGACGCTGGAGCTAGAGCAGGGCCCCGAGGCGGCACTAGCGGAGCGGCGGCGGCTGGAGCTGGCGGCCCTCGATGAGACACTGCGCCCGATGCAGGAGCATATCTGGGCGCTGGAAGATGAGGCGGCTGCCGCCACTAAGGCGGCGGCAGCGTTGAGAGATCGCGAGGGGCTGTTGATCCGCCTGGCCGAAGCCTCGGGTAACAGCGCCGAAGCCACCCGTCTCAAGCGCGAGATGGAACTGCGCGAGGCGCTGGACGATACCAACCGCGCCATCCTGCGGCAGATTTACCTGCTGGAGGATACCCGCGCGGCCATGGAGGAGGCTATCGCCCGCGAATACGATGCCCGTATCGCCTCGATTGCAGACCAAGAGGAGGCCGCCCGTGCCGCCCATGATGCCAGCATGGCCCGCCTTGGCCAGCAGCGTGACGCCGCTCAAGAGGCGTTGAGTCTGGCCGCGGGCCTGCTGTCTACTATCCAGTCGGCCCTGAATGGGCTGCGCGGCCAGCAGGAGTTTGACGAGGTAACCCATGCCCGTGCCGCCAAGCAGCTGGCCGCCTGGGCCAAGGCCAACA